TCCGCAAAGTCTTTATACATTTGCTCTACTAGCGAAGTCGTCGGAACAACTATCAGAGTATTTTGCTTGCGTTCAACAAAATATCTCACAATTGAATATATCATCAGAGACTTACCTGAAGCAGTTGGGGATATCAACAACTTTCTATTATGCCTTAGAGCGTCGTATACTCCATCAATCTGATAATCTCTAGGTTTATGTCTAGAGATAGCAGTCATATAATCCTTTACACCTTCCTTTGATATTCCTTCATTTACTTCAAAGGGTGTACCATAATGCTTATTATCTTTAAATTCGTAAGTATATCCATGATCTTTACAAAACTGAACTACTCTATCTAATAACCCAACATATATTTCTCCAGTTTGGGTATTAAACAGTCTTATCTTACCATCCCAAAATTTCTTCTTATATGCAGGTGAGAACTTTGCACCAGGTACTTCAAAAGTAAACTGATCTGCTAATTCATAATAAACATGTATCTCAGATTCTATATGGAGATGAACTTCATTTTTCTTTGATATAACCAAATGTGACATAACATAATGTTCATTTGGAAATATTTAGTAACCCCTGTCAAGTTACATTCCTGTTTTATGTTTTATACCTCTATTTTTTTCCAAATTTTGCCACCACCATAATGGTTGTAAGTTTGTGTAATGTGCAGCTTCTTTAAAT